TTTGTGTATACGCAGTAGTTGCGTTGATTCTTCTCCATCCGTTGTAATCCCAACGTAAGTTCCAAGCCGCGCCTTTTCTAAGGTCTCTTAAGATTTCACGGTCGATTTCAGCCGCAACTTGCTCAGATAATAAAGCCGTTAATTCAGCTTCAGCATCGATGTTGTGGAATGCCGCTACGTCTTGAGCTAATTCAGGTGACCATTGAGCTCTTAGTTTTCTTTCAGTCACAGAAACTGTTACAGATTCTAAGTCGAAAGAAACCTCACCGATTTTATCTTCGAACTCAAGTTCTTTGTAACGTCTGAACACCGCAGTGAAGTCATTAAGACCTAATGTTGTAATTGTTGTACCTGTGTAACCATCTAAAGATGTTGCATTACAGTTAGCACATACAGGACAAGATAAGTCAACTTCTAAATAGATACAACCTGTTGGGTCACAAATATCGTTAAAGTATCCACCATTTCCTTCAGTTGGCCAAGGTGCTTGTGTTCTTTTTGTTAAATCAGAAACAATTCCTTGTCCGTATTGTTGTGTAACTACACGGAACAATAAAGAATTTGGTTTAGTTTTAGCATCGTCAGCCCAAACAACGTTACAAGGTGAAGCGTCGTCAGTAAAGTCTGCGTTAGCGAATACTCTTAAATCAGCCAAGAAAGATTCTGAGTCATACTCATTTCCATCAGGTCCGATTAATTTACCATTACCTGTGTTAGCGAAACCACACATTTTAACGATAACTTTTCTAACGTTTTGACCATCGTACTCAGTACCTGCGTCAACTAAGTTAGAACCATTCCAAACTTGTACGTCTGTAGTAACTGTGATAGCTGACCACTGACCTTTAGAATAGTCAAATAATCCTGGAGGGTCTAATTGACCTTCATTACCTTCATAGAATAAATCATAAAGACTTTTCTTGTAAGTAGGATTATAAGTACCTGTACCTGTCGTGTAACCCGCGCCAGCTTTAGCGTCTGCAGCAGTTGACCCGTCTACCGCTCCAACAGGACCGTAGTGTTCTCCTGAACCGCCTTCATAAGTTGCGAAATCATAGTCACCATTATTATACCCTTGGATTTTAGGTACGAAGTAGAACAATTTACCGATAGGTAAGTTCATAGCTTGTACAGAAACGATGTCGTTTGCTAACAACTTAGAGAATACACGTCTAACGATTGGGAAAACTACAGTTTCAAAAGAACCTGATGAACCGTCAGAAGTTGCTTCGTTAATTAGGTGAGACGCTTGGTTCTCATATAACTGAGCTACGTTCTCTTTTAAATGTCCTTTTAGACCTTCTAGGAATCCTAATCTATCCCATTTGTTAATTGTATCTTCTTTGATAACTTTAAGGTGCTTAAGACCAATGTTACCAACAAGACCTGATTCTAATAATGCTCCCATTTTTTTGGTTTTTTATTTGCTTTTTTGTTTATTTATTTTTATTTATCTTAATTTTGACATTAAGTCTTTCATTCTTAAGAATTGTGGATTCTCATATGTCTTAGACTCAATCAAGTTAACCGCTGAACCTGTAGAAGGAGCTTTTTCAATTACTCTTTCAAATGATTCATTAATTGGTGATTGGTTTGATGACACTGACAATTCATCCTTAATTTGGTGATATAAATTCTTAGACTCTTTAATAGTTTCTACAGAATCAAATCTTCTTAATATATTGATTTTTTCTTGTTTAGATGTTGAGTGTTCTGTAAACAAACGTGTAGCGTAAGCTAAGTTTGAATTAAACACCGCAACTTCATTCAATTTATTTCTGAAGATATTTAATGCTTTTCTGTATTCTTCATTCTTTTCTCTAAGGATTTGTATTTCTCTTCCGTCAACACTTTCATTTACACCTTTTCTAAATGTAAGATTTCTATTTGGTGTGATTCCTTTTCTTAGTCCTCGACTTTTATCTTTTGAACCATTACCGTAAGTACGTGCTGCTTCTTTTGTTTCAACTTTCTTAGGTTTAACTCTAAATTCACCATCCATTTGACCGTTGTCTTTATCTGCGTCAAACTTAGATGCTTTTTTAGCGTTACCAAATCCAATACCTTTACCTCCATAACCTTGTTTTTTCTTTGGTAGGTCTTGGTTAGGTTTGCTATCATATTTAAATTTAGGTCTACCCATTCCAACTCCAGGTGCTTTACGAGACATTTTTTTACTCTCCATTACAGGTTCTTCTGAATCTTCATCAATGTCGAATTCAAATTCTTCTTCATCCTCTTCTTCGTCATCAAATTTAGAATAAGGTCTTCTTGGCATTTCCTTTTTGTCAAATGGACCAAATTCAGCATCCATATCTAACCATTCTCTACCATATTCATCAAGTTCAAGATTATCACCTTCACCATCAAATTCAATTTCGTAAACAATGTCAGAATCATCTTCACCTAATTGGTCTACGCCAGCATCACCCATCATGTCTTCATTAAGACCGTCTAAATCGTCCTCGTCTAAATCGAATTCGCCCATATAATCAGAACCATAGTCGTCAATTTCAGCTTCTTCTTGAGAATCATCACCGAACACTCTTTCAACAAGAGATTCAATAGTTTCTTCCTCTTCTAAATCACCTGTTGACCAATCATCGTCTTCACTTAAATCTGCAACTTCGTCAGAGAAATCCTCTTCGTCTAAATCAGAGTATTCAGATAAGTAATCGTCTTCTTCGATGTTTTCACCTACTATCATATATTCTTTGTTTGTTTCGTTATCTTTTAGGTTTATGTTTCCATTAGGGTCCTTAGTAACCACGATTTGGTCTTCAGGCCCAAGTAACTGAAACACTTTAAGAACTTCAGAACTATCTTGTCCTGTAAGGTCAATAACATCTTCAGAATCAGTATCCATGTTCATACCCATATCAACTTCTTCTTCATCACCTAAGTCGTTATCTGTATCAGTATCGTCTTCCACATCGTCTTCAACGTCTGTGTCGTCTTCAACATCAACTTCTGTTTCAACCTCATCCTCATCTTGTTCTGAAAGAGATTCTTTTACTAAGTCTTTGATTTCTTGCTTCATTGTTGATGCAAGTATTCCTTTTGCATTCTCGGCAACCGCCTCCTCCAAATTTTTCATTTGGATGATTGCTTCTTCTACTAATGATTTTTCTTTTGCCATTTTGCGTTTTATTATTTTTATATATAAATATTACCAATTGTTAAAAAAGTTTTATTTTTAACTATTTCAACAATTAGTTTTTTATATTGAATAAATATTTCCGTTTTGACAAAAAACAAAAAGGAGGTCTTTTGAACCTCCTTTTTTTATGTTAATTAAACTATTGAAATCTAATTATTCTATCACCTCATCTATTTTACTTTCAACAATAGCGGTTATTCTCCAATCCTGAGTATAGTTCTCAAATACCTTTGTAACTTTAGCCTCAACGTCAGTTGGATTGTAACCTTTAACTAACTTTTCTTCTTTTTGTTTTTTTACTTTACCTGATTCTGAATCTACCATATCAATAGTAACTCGTGCAATGAAATACTTTTCGTCCATAAATAATTTTTTTTTAATATCCTAAATAATCGGATAACTTTTTCATTAAGTCAAGAGACTTATTTCCTGACTGACCAATATTTCTTTCAACTGACATTCTTTTTTCCTCATCAAGATTTTCTTCAAAATTATCTCTATCTTCAGGATTTAAAAATAAATATGCCCCAGGTGTTGATGGTGAGGATACAAGGTCAAAACAAATTAATTCAAAATCATCTTGTACTTCATTTTGTTCCCCAACTTTTTTTAATGACCCAACTCCACGAGAAGAAATACCTAAAGTAACACCTTGTCTTAAATAATTTGCCGCCATATCTCCTTTAGTGGAAACAATTCCTCTTTCATGAAAACCTGGACTTGTTAATAATTTTAACTTACCCATTAATATAGGACCGTCCCACCATATTTCCGTAATAATATGTGAAACTCTATCTAAATCTATTAATGAAGATTCGGGGTGATTTAATTCAGAAAGAGAAGTTCCTTTTTCAATCATTTTTTTATAATTATCCGCCTCTCTCTTTAATATTCTTTCAGGATATATTCTACCGTTTCTATTTGGGGTATTATATTTTTGTAGAACCGCATAAAACTCAAATGGTTTAGTATGGTCCATAAAATTTTTAGATTCTTTAATTATGTCAGAATTATGCTTGTCTTTAGGATTTATAAACCCCGCATCATATTCGATAAGAATCCCTTTACCAACTTGGCCTGGTTGTATTATTTGTAAACTCATTGTCAATTTTTTATTATAAATATTAAAGTGATTGAGTTTATACCTTTACTTTATCTCTTTTACTTAAATAAAAGGTAAAATACTTGTTTTCTAAAAATCCGTTTTGAAACACATCTTTAGCCATTTTTTTTAATGTATCTCGTAAAGTGTTTGATTTAAAATCCATACCCTCATCTTTTAAGTACAAATTTATCTCAAGGTTTAGAAATGATTTTTTACCTAATGTTAGTCCGCTAGACCTTAAATCTAAGTCTACTATAAATTTATCATCGAAAATTGTTTTATCCAAGGACTCTAAAACAACATGTTTTATTGTTCTACTTAAATTTTGAACTACCCTGTTCCAATTTTCAGAATCTTTAATTGGTTCTACCCATGTTTGAATGTTTAAATACAACGACCTAAAATTAAACGAATCAACTGTACCATAAATTACTTTGGCCGTTTTGAATCCTGCGATTTTCGAGGTTTTCCCCTTTTTCATTAAATTCCATATTTTTTTAAGTTTATTTTTTAAAAAAATAGGTATATTTGTATCAATAGTCAAAAAAAGGTAAAAACCGAGATATATGTAATATATGATAATAGTTAAAGTAGATAATAAGAACTCAATCGAGAAAGCGTTAAAGCAGTACAAAAGTAAAATCATTAAGACAAGACAAATGTCGGAATTAAATGATAGAAAAACTTTTGTTAAAAAATCAGTTAAAAGAAGAAAACAACTTCAGAAAGCGAAATACGTACAGAAAACATTTAAATCTAATTTAGATTAAAGATTTTCTTTTAATTTTTTTAACTTAAATAAAGTAAATTTATCGCATTTTTCTGATGAGACTTTTTGGATTGTTTCATTTATTCGAGATAATGTCTCAGAATCAGAACCCTCTTTAAGATTTGTTAATTTAGTAACGACTTCTTGTTTAACATTATTAAAATCATCTACCAATGACGAATCGTTAGTATTTAAAAAATCAATCAATTCTTTTTTTTCAGACTCATTTAAACTTTCAACGTAATTCGAGATTGTTTTGTTAGCAATTCCAACCATAGTACTTAGAGGTAACGAAACGTATTCTTTTTGGATTGGTCTTGGTTTTGTTATAGATTCTTTAATTAATTTTTTACTTTTAATTTTAGACTCAATAGTTAATACATCATTAGAAAATAAATTATCAATATTAGAATACTCATTTTCAGTTTTGATTGTACCAACCCAATTTTTTAATTTTAAAATATCTTTTTCTTTAATTTTATTAATTGTATTTTCATATATTGTAATACATTCATTAATATAATCATTAGCGATTAAATCATTTAAACCTCGTTTAGAGTTTAACTCATCGTAAAGATAAAATAATTTACTTATGTTTTTATTTTCTAAAACATTAATTTTAAATCTTTTTAATTCTTCTTTAAATGTATTATTTGCATAAGACTCAACTAATACCTTTTCTATTTTTGATTTTAATAATCCAAACTTAACCATTTTCTATTTTTTATTATAAATATCAATCCCCTAAAAGTTTATTCAATCTTTCTTCCATTTCACCTAAAGAATTTTTTGCTTTAGATAAATCTATGTAAGAATCCTCATCAGTTAATGAGTCAGATTCTAATAATATTTTTAAGTTATCTCTACCAAATGATTCAGGAGTAACTCCCGCGTCACCACCTGGTTCAGGACCTGGAGGTGGAGGAGGACCTCCCATATCACCACCACCTGGAGGTGGAGGAGGTGCTCCGCCCGCAGTATCACCTGATTTAGCACCACCGTAAAGTTTGTCCACATTATCAAATAAACCTGTACGTGTTATTATTGTTGCAGTATTTGTTAGTTCCGCACCAACCGCCTTTTCAATTCTTTGTTGTTGTAAATCAAGTTTAATTTCTTCATCAGAAAATCCTAAAATATGTTTTTTAGCCCACGATATTGAAACAGGTGCGACCCCTTCAATAGCGGTTACCGCATCTTTGTATAGTAATATTTTTTCTTTCCAAACATCAACTTTTAATAAATCCGCTTGTGTTGACGGGTTAGTTAAACCTAAAGTAAAATTACTTAACTCATCCTCAAAACCTAATAGAAATAAATGAATAATTGCAATTTTATTCATTTCTGCAATCATACATTTTTGTATTCTGTTGATTGTTCTTGCAAAACGAATATCTTGTAGTGATAAGTTTTTACCTTCTCCAACAACTTCTTCAAACCCTAAAAATGCTTTAGGTACTCTTAATGCGGTTAAAAGTTTTTTCTGAATATATTCAATATCCGCGATTTCTGCCAAGTTTTGAGCTCCAGGTAAAGTATCTATCGGAGAAGCTTGTGCTGGGTCACGAACAGGAATGAAATAGTCTTGGTCAACCGCCATTTGATTAAACCTTAAATCAACATTACCTGTTTTATCGTCAACAACTTGATTTCTTTTAAATTTATTAGCGACTCTTTGTACGTATGCCTCAACATCTTTATCATCCATATTACCAACAAAAACTTTAAATACTCTTCTTTCAGGAGCTCTTGAAGTTCTGTATATTAACATGGCATCTTCAGACAATAAAAGTTGTTTCCAAATACGTCTTGCTTTTTCTAACATAGATGTACCATAGGGAAGTTTTCTATCGTCACCTAATAATCTAAAGTGAGCAATTTCCCATGAATTAAATTCCATGTCTTTAATTTTCCATTTAAATCTTAACCCTTTATTTTCTGCGGGTTCATCAACATTTTGTCTTGTGGCTTGTGCAGGCATCCCCCTTTCCAACCTTTCAATTTCAATGTTAGGTAATTGCATACACCCAACAACTCCTTTTTCAGAATCTAATTTTAAATAAACAAAATTATCACCATATTTACATGTGTTTCTTGTCCACATAGGTAAATTGGTGTTAATATCTAAAACATTATTAAATAAATCGGCTAATATCCCTTTTATTCGTTTAGACTCTGAATAAATCTGTAACATATAACCGTTTTGGTCTACTGTAGTTGATTCCTCACCGTATATATCCAAGGCGGCTGAAATCTCAGGAGTATATTCCATAGATTCATAATCATAAAATGATGCCAATCTTGTTGGTTCATAATAAACCGCTTGAGTATATAAGTTACTTTCAATTTTAGTCCATTGATTGCCCAAATACATTGTTTGTTGGGCTTGTAACAATTCCCTTTCGTATTCTTGTTTTGAAGTTGTTTTTAAAAGGTCTTTCTTATCAAATTTAAATGTTGGGTAATCTTGATTTAATAAGGCGTTAGGTCCAAAAGCATGGGACAATCTTTGCCAAACAGTAAGATTATTATTGTTATTATTTTCCATATATTTAATTTAACCACAAATAGGAATAATATAAATAGTTATTGATTATTACCCTTACTATCACTACCTTTTTGTTGATTTATTTTATTATCACCGCCAGGTTTAACAGTGCTAATCCCTTGGCCTGGAACGTTTAATTTACTTCCATTAAATTTTTTACCCGACCTTTTTCTACTTATTAGACCCATAGTTTTGTTTTATTATAAATATTATCTACCACCAAATAACCAAGCGTGTTTCATATATTCTTCTTTCGGTATATGACCTGAATTAAATTGTGATATCCTTTCGTTGTAATGCGGTATAACAGGGTTAAAAGACATTTGTTGTGAGACATTTTCATTATTACTAACTGACCATGAATCTATCATGGCTTTAGCTTGTTCAGTAACTTTTGTTAATTTATTAAATGATGTTTCACCGACATAAGTGGCCATGGCAATTGACATAATTAAATCATCATGTCTACCTTTTTGATGGTCAGGCCTACCATTAATATACACAAACGAATCCATTTCATTATATAATCTATGACTATAAATTTTAAATTCATGTCTCATAGCCTCCTCGTAAGATGCGATTATCTGAACACGTTTATTATTAAAGTTAATTCCTGGTATTTTATCCGCCGCTTTTGGATTGTATTTCCAACTATTTGAGATATCTTCTCCATCAACGTATAAATTTTTATAACCTAATTCTTGTAATTTACGAGAAGTTGACACACCCATTCCACCCGTAATATCAATCACTATAAAAGTTGAATACATATTCGCCCATTTATAACATATTTCCGCCATTGTATCGGGAGGAAGCTTACCAACAAATTCGGCAACTTGTTCACGGGTATCAAAGTCAATTATTTGAAAACAACTAAAGTCTTCACTATCTCCTCGACTGACATCAACCCCCATTATATATTTGTGACCCATAATAGGTTCTTTCCAAATCCATAACTGGTTACTCATCATTTTATTTACAGGTTCTCTAAGATAATTTTCTTTGATTTTCATCATCAATTTAGAATCAAATACATTATCACCTGAACCTAAGAAGTTACATTCTAATTCTTGAGAAACTTTACGCTTATCGTACTTAAGTTTCTTTACCATTTTTTCAAACCAATCTGAACAAGGTTTATATCCTTGTTTAATTAATTCCTTAGCATCTTCAAAATTTCTATCTTTAAAATCAATATCTACCCAACTAATATTTTCACTTTGATTATAGTCTTCTTTATTTAATAGATAATGTACAATATCATCAGTTTTAACAAAATATAAATCTTTAGTATAACGTGGGTCTCGGTACCAAAACATTTCCGTAATTTTAAAGTCGTTCATATTACGTAATGCTTGGTCATAAATTTCATAATAAATCGGGTCATTACCGTTAGGTGTTGAAATAACGATTACTTTACCCCCTGTCGATAATGAAGCCATACATGCAGACCAAAAATCACTATCAGCTTCAATAAACGCGGCCTCGTCAAATATTAATATTGTAGGAGTAAAACCACGTAAAGCATCTTTTGATGTTGCCACCGCCTTTACTTCACAACCGTTATTTAATTTCCAATGTTTAGTTGATTTTTTATTGGGGTCAATTTGAACGTTAACCCAACTAGGCCACTGAGTAACAAAGGCTCTGATTTTATTTGCCATCTCAATCGAGGTATCTAATTTGTTGGCAATTATCAATATTTTTTCAGGTTTTTCTTTTTTGGCAAATGCTAATTTTTTTGAGACCCAAGCCGATGTTACTGTTGATACCCCTGCTTGGCGATATTTTAACGCAATGTTTTCATTATATTCTTCATAGTCGTTTAATAATGTTATTTGGTCAGGAAATAACTCTAATGGTACGTATTTTGAAACTGTATTATCATATGTTTGTAGATATGTATTTAGAGCATAAGGTGTGTCCCTCATACATCTTACATACTCCAATAGAAGTTGTTCTTTAGTTAAACTCATAAAACTATTTTAATATAAATATCAAAACCCTCACTTAAATGTTTAAATGAGGGTTTATAGTTGTAGGTTTAATGTATTATAGTCCTAATTGTGACAAATCAATATCATCTAAATCATCATCATCGTCATCATACTTATCCATACTTCTTTCGTATTCTTGTTTTTTTAATTCAGATACAATTTCATCTACCATTCTTTGTATAAATTGTTGTCCTTTAGGGTCTCCTTGTAATATAAGTTTCGCAACTCTAAAGAATTCATTTGCATCTAATTTAGAAAATCTCATAAATAGATAATGCTGAATATGTTTCATATCATCCTCAAACAATTCCATTGGGTATGTTGATACAAATTTCTCCCAAAATATAGGTCCTAATCTTGAATCCCAAATCTCAGCAGGTAATGTATCCTCAGCACCCATAACCATTTCTTGTTGTCTTGGGTCATCAGGTAATCCATGAGTACCAAATACTTCATAAACACCTTTTACCAATTCATGAATTAATAATGGAAAAGTTCCTGCTCTTGCTTTAACTGTTGGTGGGTCTGTCTCATCATCTACTTCACTTTGACCTAACTGACCACCTCCTGAACCAGCCATATTTTCCATATCAGGGAATACCCAATATAAATGTTCCATTAAAGATTGGTTAACACCATATAACTGTAATAATCTTGGGTCAATATTATTTATTTCTTCACCCGCCAAAACGTACATGTGACCACCTTTAAACGCGGCTCCTTGAATTAATGAATTAATGAATCTTCTTTTCGCCTTTTCTAAATTAAACTGCTCAAACTCATCAACAAAGTTTTCTAAATCTTCAGTATGTTTTTCACCTTGTTTAAAGACATCTTTTACTTCTTCTTCCGAAGGATTTTGTGATTGAGTTTGCATCCCTTGAGCCGCACTCATAGGTCCACTAACTAATTTAGCGTCAAACTGTAAAGAACCTTCAGGAATACCCATTTCTTTTTTAACTAACTCAACGGCTAATTGCTCAAGTCTTTGTTTGTTTCTTGATTCAATAGATGAGATTTGTTGTAATGATTGCATACCCATCATCATAAGATTCATAAAAGAATTTGGACCTTGTAATGGTTGGGTATTACCCAAAAATCTTCTTACTTTATCAACAGAGTCTTTAAATCTTTTAGAAGCGATTACTTCAATAAAATCCCTCTGTTCTTGTGGTATTGCTGGGTGACCGTGGAATGGTGTTTCTCTTTGAGTGATTTTTCTCTCAACGTCTTGACCCATTCTTTCAGGACCTTCGTAATCTATTGGGGCTTCGGATAAATTTTTATTTATCTCATTTAGTAAAGAATTTTCTCTGTGAGTTAAACCTTCCCTAACTAATTTTTTTTCTAAATTAGTTTTTGTTCTCAATATTTTTTCCATTTTATAATTAACACTCATCTTATTTTAAATTAATTCCAATAGCGTCAAATGTTAACCAATTAGGTAATTCACCTTTACCCGCTTTTGGCGCTGGTTTAACTTTAGGTTTATACGGATTGTCATAATCAGGTTTACCAGGTTTTGTAGGAGTTTTTGGTTTAACAGGTGCGGTCTTAGTGTCACCCGCCTTTGGTCTTTTCTTTGGCCCTGGCTTAGGAGAATATGGATTATCGTGTTCAGGACTTTTAGTTTTTTCTTTTTCTTTGGTTCTTTCTTTTTCTTTGGTTCCTTGCTCAAACACTAAATTTAATAAGTCTTGTTTACTCATTTTAGGGGTTATGTGTCTTTCAACCAAAGACATAATACCCTTCTCTAATTCTTTTTTATTAATACTTTCTTTTGCCATTTTACTTAATTGACCTTTCATATTATTGGCATATGCGCTACCTACTTTGTCTAAGTAATTTTTCATTGTAAATTCTTCTTTAGTTTCTTTCTTTTTAGTTTTAGGTAGTTTTTTAAAATTTGTCTTTTTAGCAAATTCGTCAGCCATTTTACACCATTTTTTTTCTTCTTTTGTTTTTCCATCACCACATTTCGCAAAAAAATATTTTTGTTGTTTTTGTGATGCGAATTTTTCCATTAATTCTTTTTCCTGTATTGAATCAGGGTCACCGTCTCCTGTGGGTCCTTTTTGAATCGGTTCTTGGTCATGACCTGTTAACTCCCAATTAATATCAGACTCTTCATCTTCACTTAATTCAGACTCCATAGGAGTTAATTTCATTGAGCCGTCAGGATTTGTTTCTGCTTTATAACCATTCGGATTCTTTAACATTTGTGGTGTTAACGGTCCTCCTTGTTTACCCACTACTACTACATCTTTAGCGGGTTCTTTTTGAAGACTAACTTGTTCTAATAACCTACTATATAATGAATTAATTTGAGTTTCATTTAACTTGTTAAGTAACGAACCTTTAAACCCATGGTTTAACAAAGATAGTATTTTTTTATTATTTTTCATAAACTACTTTCTTTTCAAATTCAAGAACGAAATCTCGTTCATATAATTTATCTTTTACAGAGTCTTCAGTTTGACCAAAACTAAATACCAATCTTTTAACTAAATCAAAATTGACCATTTCAGTTTCATTCTCCCAGGATAGTGCAATGACTCCATCAATTGCATCAACCATTGAAAAGTAATCAGAGTTTTGAATAACCGATAATGTTGTTTTATCCGTTTTCAAAACTCCAACTTTTTCTATGTAATCTAAATCAGGTGGTGATGGGTAACCATTCGATGGTTTCGATTCCCAAGAATCTCCCCATACATTTTCCAAACTGTTAGAAAAAATAAATTCGTATGTTATTTCTCCTTTATAGTTTGCACCTAATTCATTTACATAAATTAAATAACTCATAAAATACTTCCTTTAGGAGTTACTTTAATTCTTCTGTTATTGTTTTCAAATATTAAGTTATTTTGTTGTGATTTTCCAATAAATTTTAAGTTAGGATATTTTTTCAATAACTTAGTTGATGAAATTTCTTGTGCGACTGTTTCAGACAAATTTTTAATTCTAACAACATTTTTATTATGTTTTTCAGTTAAAACAGTTTTTTGTTTTTTCTTTTCTTCTAAAATAGCTCTTTCTCTTTCGTCAACTCTAAAATATTTTTTTAAAATATTATCAACTTTAGATTCATTAAATAACCCCTCAATCATACCTTCAACCGCTCCTGACTCATCTTCACCTAATTCTTTGAATCTGTGTTTTCTTCCTCTATAACCACGCTCATTCCCGTAGTTATCCTCAAAGTCCTCCTCTTCACCAAAAATATCATCAACGAAATCTTTACCCGAATCTAAATCACCATATTCTGCAACCTCACCTGTAGCAGGTGCTGCAGGAGGTGCAGGAGCCACTTCACCTTCAGGTGCTGGCATTTCAGGTGCAGACATTTCTTCCCCACCTTCTTCAGTACCTTCTTCTCCTTCTTCTTCCTCACCTTCTAATTTAGCAATAATTTCATCTAAATCATCCTCATCTAATAAATCTAAATCGATTGCGGAAACAATAGAATTTATAACATATTTAATATCTTTAGATGACATTTCATTTTCTTCATCCTCTAAGAAAGTTCTAATTTTTTGAGCTAATTTACCCGTTAATTTTTGTATCATTTTAAATGATACATCTTCATCTTCTTCGTCACCCATATCTTCTTCGTCACCCATGTCTGTGTCTACAGGCATTTCAGGTGCGGGTTCTGCAGTTGGTTCAGCCATAGGAGCTGGAGCAGGTGCTGGTGCGGGTGCCGCATCTTGTTCAGTAGTTTCACCTTCTTCAGGATATTTTAAATAATATCTTTCATCAGCAACATCCTCACTTTCAAACAAAGACATATTTTTTAAGTACCCTTCAGAAGAATTAACTTCTTTAGCGATAACATTTAGTCTTTTAAGTGCCTGAGAATATGAAGAGTAATATTTTCTACCTTTCATTGGTTCCATGTAATCAGCAACTGATTCATTTAAACCTTTTTTAATAATATATCCGTTAGTCTCTTTAACAATCACATAAGTATTACCATCAGATAATATTTTTTGATACTCTAAAGATTTGTTCTCATTTATAGGAGCTGGGATGTGTTCATTGTATCTTGCAATTTGTAAAATACGATTTATCTTGTCCATTCCTTGTAGTTTTTCACTACCAATCGGTTTCAAATTTCCCATTTTATTTTGTTTTTGTTTAAATTATTTTATATATAAATATATCGTTTAACTTAATAATTGTTTTATTTATGCGATATTACTATCTAATGAAAATTTTTCGGACGCCGCAACCGCATTTGCCCTATGACTACTAACACCACCTCCAGCATTTATATCCGCAAAATAATTGGCCGCTTCCACTTTGTTTTTAAATTTAGGGAATGTATTTGCTGACTTTCCTTTAGTGAAAAATTTAATAGCCACTTCAGCTGCGACATTAGGGTCATTTACTAAATCAGGATTATTTACCAAATCTTTACCAATCATATTCCCGTATTTTTCATAATTTTTCTTACCTGTTAATTGATTAAAACCTCTACCTCGATATTTCCAACCATCGCCACCTCCTTGATTTCCTACAGTTTTTGCGTATACAACATTAAAAAATTTCTCTTGGTCTTTTTTTAGATTGTCTAATTCACTATCCGAGTACTTTGCAACTCTCGAACCAAAAATACTTCTAATTCTTGAATTGGATGTTCCTGCGTATGATACTTCTGATTTTGGTTTGAATCCTGACTCTTTAGAAATGACTGATAATATTCCTATTTGAGTTAACGGGTCAGTTATACCCGATTTATTCATATAATTAATCATTAAGTTAATGTTCTTTTTTTGTACGTCATCAAAATTACCTGTTAATTTAACTTTACCTGTTGATACATTTCCTCCATCTTCTAATCCAGGGTCCTCATCTTTTTTAATTGATGACATATTTGAATCATTAAAATCTTTTAACACTAAAATTGAAAACAACTTTGTTAAATCTTCACTTGACATAGTTCCGTCTTCATCTAATCCATATTTCTTTTGAAATTCCTTAACCGCCATTTCAGTTTCAGGCCCAAATTTACCGTCAACTCCCCATTTAGGTAATAAAAATCCTAAAAATTGTAGAGCAATTTGTAGTAATTCTACATCTCTATCTACAGGTATACTACTCTCAACACCCTTAAGATTTTTGAGTTCTTTTTTTGATTGAACTAATTTATAAAATTCGCTTAGAATTTTATTTTCACCTTTTTCTGCTTTTTCTAAAGTGGTAATAACATTTTCTTTTTTAGTGTCAACAAACTCAGGATTATTTTTTATTAAATCGTTTGCCGAATCTACAATATTCTTATCAATTTCACTATCTCTTTTTAGAGGTGATGAATCATCAGTAGGTGATGGTATATTTTCTCCAGTACCTCCTGCTGCACCTACAAATATTTTATCAGAATTTTTTAATAAATCTCTTAAATGTTTACCCCTTGGTAATCCAATATGTACATGGGTCATGTTATCATGACCGACCCATTCAGATATTTGTCCGATAACATCACCAACTTTAACTTTATCACCTTTTTGTAATTTAACGTTTTTTAAGTGGGTATAGAAAATATCAGGATAACCATTGATACCACTAATTGACACTTGAGTACCAAATACTTTACCTGAATTTTTACCTGTGTCTCTAATTTTTTTTACCGTTCCTTCAGTGTATGAATTTACTATAGTTCCTGCAGGCGCAAAAATATCCCAAGCATTGTCAGATTCCCAATTACCAAACGCTCTTTTTCCGTGATTGGATGGACCATTTTCAATGTCAACTTTAAATTTACCACCTATAGTAGTTGTGGCTTCTTTTAGTGATAATCTTTTATCAACTAATTTATTTTTCATATCCTTTATCTTTTCAAGATAACCATTTCGTCTAAGTATTTTAAATACTAAATTTTCTTCAGAATATTCACCACCTTTTTCTAAACCACATTCACGATATTTTCTGATTTTATTTACATATTTTTTAATTAATGATTTGGCAGTATCAATATCTTCGTCTTGGATATTGTCATAAACTCCGTCTATGATTTTCATCCATTGTCTTGCTTTTTCACTAATATTTTTTTTATCTATGTCTATAGATTCTTTTTTAGGTGACTCAATCCATTCATCATATAAAATGGAATATCTGGCATTATTTTTAACCTCCTCATTTTTTGATTCGTCCTCAACATATAATTCCACTTCATATCCAAAAATTTTAATATCATGTTTATGACCATATAATGTTTTTTTTAAGTGAAATAATTCATCGTACAAATTTTTAACATTTTCAGGAAATTGATTAAAATCTGCAATGATATGTAAGTCAACATCAGAATAATTAGACCAATTAAAATTAGATAATGAACCTGTCATTACTATATCTGTAATAACAATATCAACATCTAAAAAACCAATAAAATCATTTGCAATTTCAATCAAGGTTTCCCTAACTTTAGGAACCATTTTAGAATTAGACGATTTTGGGTTAACCCATATTTTTGGATTAAGTGTGTCTTTTAGATTAAAACTTTTTAAGATGGATTGTAAATTGCTCATTACCCATAAATATCATAGTTTTTTATATTTAAAGGTTTTTGAAATTTTAGAGTTAAAAAATTTACCTTGTGATTCAGATATTCTAAATTGAGTATACAACTGATGAGGTATTTCATCGTATTCATATTTAGCTCCGTTTTTAAATTCAACAACTAATTTTTTTGTTTCAGTATCGTATTCAGTTCTAACTAAATTTGATGATTGGACTTCATTAATAATCTTCGTCCCCTTGATTTCTTCTTTCAGTATCGCCATCTTCTAACGGTATTTCTAAATTTATTTTTTTTAATTTATCTTGAATGTAGTCTACAAATTCATTATGGTCAATATCAAAAAAACTTTTTAATTCAAAAAATAATTTATCTCTTTGACTACTAAATTTTTGAAAGTTTCTCATAATATCATTAGGATAATACGGTGGTCTTTCCAAATCTTTTTCAGTCCACCCTTCTCTTTGGAACGCTCTTCTTAAATCACGATAAGTTTCTAATATATCTTTATCGGCACCTAATGTCTCAACGTATTTATCGTAATGTTTTCTTAAACTCATATTCATAAATATAATTTAATTGAGTTGAAAATAGCGAATTAAACATTATATTTTTGAAAAACGTAATTAATATGATAGAATCTAAAGATGGTAGTAATCAAAACAAAGGTAAGGGTAATGAAAATTCGTCAACCCCTGTTTTGGACAATTTTAGTAGAGATTTGATAAAGTTAGCGGAAGAAGGTAAATTAGACCCTGTAATTGGTAGAGAACGTGAGATAACAAGAATTGCTCAAATCCTTTCAAGAAGAAAAAAGAATAATCCGATTATTATTGGTGAGCCAGGTTGTGGTAAAACCGCAATTGCTGAAGGATTAGCAATTAAAATTTTTAATGGTGAATGCCCAAGAAATTTGACAGATAAAAGAATTGTTTCTTTAGATATGACATCTATTGTTGCGGGAACAAAATATAGAGGTCAGTTTGAGGAAAGAATGAAAGTAATTATTGACGAACTTCAGAACAATTCAAACATTATCGTTTTTATTGATGAAATACATACTATTGTTGGGGCAGGTAATTCATCAGGTTCCTTAGATGCGTCAAACATATTTAAACCCGCATTAGCGAGAGGTGAAATACAATGTATTGGGGCAACAACACTTGATGAATATAGAAAAAACTTTGAGAAAGATGGCGCTTTAGAAAGAAGATTCCAAAAAGTTATTGTTGATTCCGCAACTAAAGAAGAAACATTAGAAATTTTAAAACACGCCAAGGATAAGTATGAAACATATCATAAAGTGGCATATACCGATGAGATATTAAATTTGTGTGTTGATTTGGCGGAAAGATATATTACCGATAGAGAATTTCCTGATAAGGCTTTTGATATTATAGATGAGGTAGGTGCGAGAAGTCAAGTAGATATAAAAATGCCTGAGATTATTGAGAAATTAAAAATGCAGGCTCAAGATATTAAACAAGAAAAGATTGAGGTAGTCAAAAAACAAAATTATGAAGAGGCCGCAAATTTAAGAGATAAGGAAAGAAGGATTTTAGATAGGTTGGATGCGGAAAAGAAAAAATTTGAGTCCGAATTACAAAATCAAAAACGAGAAGTTAATATCGAGTTAGTATATGAAGTAGTGTCCAACATGACTAAAATTCCAATATCAAAATTAAATTCAGACGAGACCCAATCTTTAGCTAAATTAGAAGAAAGTTTAGGAAATAAAGTTATTGGTCAATCTGAAGCGGTATCGAGAATTGCTAAATCCATTAGAAGAAATAGATTAGGTATTAAGGACCCTAACAAACCAATCGGTTCATTTATTTTCTTAGGTTCAACAGGTGTTGGTAAAACATATTTGGCAAAACAATTGGCTAAGGAAATTTTTGGTAGTGAAGATAATCTAATTCGTGTAGATATGTCAGAGTTTCAAGAAAAACATACTATATCAAGATTAATTGGGGCTCCTCCAGGATATGTAGGTTATGATGAAGGAGGTCAATTGACAGAACAAGTTAAAAATAAACCATATTCGGTAATCTTATTTGATGAAATTGAGAAGGCTAATAAAGATATATTCTCGTCTTTATTACAGGTTTTAGATGATGGTCATATTACGGATGGTCTTGGTAGAAAAATAAACTTTAAAAACTGTGTAATTATAATGACTTCAAATTTAGGGGTTAAAAAGTTACAAGATTTTGGTTCAGGAGTTGGGTTCAAGAGTAATAACAACACTTATATTGAAGAGGAATATAAAAGGGACATGTTAAAGAAAGAACTTCAAAAATTCTTTGCTCCTGAATTCTTAAATAGGATTGATGAGATTGTAATCTTTAACTCGTTGAAAAAAGAAGAAGTTAAATCTATCGTTAAATTAGAACTTGATAAATTATTTACTAGACTAACTAATTTAAAATATCAAATATCTTATGATGAAACTATTTTAGAATTAATTTCTGAAGTAGGATTTGACGAGACTTATGGAGCAAGACCAATTAAAAGAGCAATCCAAGATAAAATTGAGGACTTTATTTCTGAAGAAGTGTTAAAGGGAAATATTTTAGAGGGGGTTGACTATACAATGACAGTAGTCGATAAGGAAATTAAAATTGATGTTCTTATAGACAACAAACCCAAAAAAGGTAGAAAGAAAAAAGGGAGTGAGTAACTCCCTTTTTTCTTATCCAAAAATCATGTATTGAGATTTTTTCTTGGATTTAAAAGTATATTTTTTATTACCCAGCTTCTCAATGATTTTTTTACCCGCATCAATTCCGTTGTAAACATCCTCAACAACAACATACTCATCTCTTGTGTGGTAGTTATAATAACCTATTGAGAAATTAATACAAGAAAAATCAAAGATTTCTTTTAAAGCGTAAACATCGGTAAATGGGTGTGATTGATATTTGTTACGTCTTTTAAAGTTCTCAGTTAAAACTTCGTCACATAATTGGAAGAACTCTCCATCCTTCTCATATAACTGAGTACCCATACAGTATTCCGTAACCATCCAATTACCAGGGGCATCAAATTCAATTGCATAACCTACATTAGAGAAAAAATCTTTATCGGCCTTTCTTGAACCATGGCAACCTGTTTCTTCAGATACAAAAAATCCTGCCTTTAGATTTGGAATTACCTTCAATAATTCTAAACAAGCATAGATACCACACTTATCATCACCACCAATACCTGTTGGTTGTCCATTATCGTTATACGCTTTAAGAGCGAGTTTTAGTTCTTTTTGAGCGTTAGGTAATTGTTCTTCTCTAACATTGATAGTGTCAATCTCATGAACTGTGTCAGTATGTGCAACTACACATGGGAAAAACTCTACGTTTTCATCAGTTTGTTTTGTTGCATATATGTTCTTGTGAGTATCGACAACATATGGAATATTATTATCACTTAACCATTTAGTGATAAACTCAACCATCAAATCCTCTTTATAAGTTTTACTCGGAATTGATAGGACATTTTTTAAAAGTGTGTAATCTCTTTGCATATTACAAAGTTACAACTTTTTTCGAGATTTCAAAGTTTTTCGTTCAAATAATTCCAAATTATATAAAAAAGAATTAAACTCATCAAGAGTTAAACTTCTGTTTTTAGTACCCTCAAATTGTTTTTGAGTTACAATATGTATTTTATTTGTTTTGGGGTCAATATACCTAATATTAAATTTAAGGTTTTTATCTTTTGGTGTTGGGTACCATTTGTCAAAGTCATATTTTTTAGTTACTTCACCACTAACTTTTTTAAACTCTTCTAAATTACTGAATCTGTCACTCTCCTCTATTTCCTCTATTATTTTATTTAATTGGTGTAATGCGTAATTGTTAAAGGATTCCGAATCAAAATCATTACAACCATATTCATACATATATTCTTCATAAGGACCGACGCTAAATTCATGAGCTAACTTACTTAACAATTCTTGTATTGTTAAATTATGGTTACCGTACATCTTGTAAAGAGATAATAAAACACTTACTGTTGTGACATATTTATTAAACATATTTTTTTCAAAAATACCATAATTAATAAATTTGTCTTTTAACTCATTAGTTATTTCTTCTTTAGCAGCCCTTGACATACATTGTTCTTTTTCTGACTGATAGTCATCAACTATATTTTCAATTTGTCTCGGGAATGTACTAATTAATAGTTTAGCAATTTGTGGGTTAGTCGAGTCTTCCATCCTATTTAATTTTGGGTCGAAGTACGTCATTATTTCTAAAATTTTACGTCTGTTTTCATCATTAAGTTCATATAATAAATAACCTTCATTCCAATCTTGATAAGCATAGTCAGAATGGTAAAACCCCATGTCACTATCATAGTATGAAAATAAATTCCTTAAAAACCAAATATCACCTTCCCCTAAATCAAATATTTTAAAATAGTCTTCGTCATAGTCAAATGTTAATTGTATCATACTTTTTCCTGGTGAAGTTTTATTAAAACGAAAACCACTAATTAACTCATCATACCTGTTTAATGTATGGGCGGGGTATTCTTCACCATTTTGTATTTTTCTTAATATTTGGTATATATTTTGGGCGGGTATTGTTTTATAAACAAGATTTTCTATTTGGGGAAACCAATGGAAAAAAGTTGATGTTTCTATTTCTTGGTCTTCATCGTCTAAATAATGTACTCCATAATCACTCACACTAATAACATAAGATTTAGTAGGTACCCAATCATTACCTTTTTTGTCAACAACTATAAATGTATCACCATATTTATGAGTGTTCCATTGTTTCCATAAAAAAGGAGGTCCAAAATATTTTGCGGATTCATATGAAAGACATTTTAGGAAGATAATATTATCATCTTCATATAAGATTTTACTACCCTTGTAGGCTTCGTTCTTTAATTCTTCCTGTTCTGACATATTTATACAAATAAATATCCAAAAATTTGATAATAAGGATTTTCTTTGTATATTTGTAAAACAAAAGTTCTTTAACATATGGGGGTAACCTTGGAAATTGACTGGCATAGTTAGTTACTCGGGGCACGTCAAGGATGAATCTAACCTTGTTAAAATGGTTCAAAATCGATAAACGGCAACGTTATCAACAAACTTTCTGCAGTAGGACTTGTTCGTACTGAGGAAGTGGCGGTAGCTTAATCAGATTAGGCGAAACCTTCGGGTCGGTGGACATATAACCCAGGAACAGAAGTCTTTACAAAGGTGTGGTTTCTACCCGAAAAGGAACAAGTGGAGGATTAGTTCTCAGTAAACCGAACCACTTTAAAAATAAGGGAATTGTGAAATTTCGGAACATTAGCTCAAATGTTGACCTAAGCGTGTAGTCCTTAGTAGGTGATGTGAGCAGGACGCGGTTCGACTCCGCATACCTCCACCAATTAAAAAACCCCACCTTTTTAGGATGGGGTTTATTTTTTTTTATTAAAATTTTATTAAAATTTTATTAATTTACTGCTTTAGCACCTCCCGATAATAAAACCCAAATACTTAAATCACCATCTTGTCTGTCAACATCAAAAGCAACAAACCCTAAACCTAAACTTAATCTTATCGTTGTTTGGAAATCCATTACTTGTGTAAAATACATTGTCTCACCACCGTTTGATATTCCCGAATCTGATTTAGGGAATACTTTAATTGGTGACTCAGGTTGAGGTACATCTCCAACAAATATGTCTTCCTGTACAAAAATAGATTTATAATCAATTGATTTAATAGTACCTACAAATTCTTCCGCAGTACCTAATTTAGATAATTTCATATACACATTACCCGAATCAACAGACCTTAGATATTCAAGTCTTTGACCTTGATTAACAGTTAATGATATAGTATCAGCCCCACCTAAAATTTGAGAGATGTTTGTAAGTCTAACTACAGTTTTAGAAGCTCTAATTTTTAACGATTCTTCATATTTTAACGACTCCGCTAATTCTTTCTTTAAACTTTCTAATTCAGAATTTAATTTTTCAATACTAATTTCAGCTTCTTTTACTTTCTGCTCTAATTCTCGTGTAATTGATTTTTTTATATTATCGTATTGAGATGATAATGACTCTAATTGTCTTTTTAATCTTGCAACAATTCTGTCATCCTTTTCCTCCTCAATTCGTCTCTTTAACTCGTCCATTTGTTTTTGTAAACTACTTAAAGTAACAAAAGGTCTTCTTAAAGTCTCTAAAGTTTTGTTAGCTGAGGTAATTTGAGATTCTTTTAATAAGATATCCTTTTTAATTTCAACCGATGGTCTAATTTCTGCCATTTTTAATTTTTTTTTTTAAATTTATTATTTACTTATAAATATTTTCTATTATTTAAAAGTCTTAAAATTTATCTTAAAATTACAACATGACCGTTATCATCGATTCTACCATCATTACCAAAAACATTGAATTGTATTTTCCAAGAATAAATACCATCTTGACATATATTACCCCCGTATGAACCATCCCATTTTCCATTAGGGTCATGAGACTCCCAAATAATTTCGCCCCATCTATTAAAAATTAAAAATGTAAAATTATCAACATCAAATCCCTCAGTCATTATAGGTCCGAATAATTGGTTATGTTCATCACCATCAGGGGTAAATGTATTAGGTACCCAATAAGTGACTGAAGGACACTCACTAATAACAACTTGAAATGTTTCTTCAACATAACAAGGTCCATTTTCTCTTTTTAAAACTATATTATATGTTCCTTCATCACTAAAAGTGTATGTTAATTCTTCACTAAAATAAGGTAAACCATTAACTGTCCAAGTATTAGTACCGTCACTTGTTGATGTGGAAAAATAAGTAACGGTTTTAGATTCACCAGCACAAAGTTCTATTAACTGTTGTGCTGAAGAAACTAAGGACACTAACAAAAATAATATGAAAAGAGATATTCTCATTTAGTTATGTTGTATTGGAGACAATGTTGGTGTTCCATAAACAGGTACAACAACTTGTGTTGAGAATGTACATCCTCCAGCAGTTATTGTATATGTAACCGTGGAAGTTGCGTTTGTTCCATTAGCCACGTTGTCAGGACAAAATTGATTCCCAACAACACCTGTACCTGACCATGTACCACCTGCAGGGGTACCAACTAAATTAACACAAGGGTCTGATTCACAAAATGGTCCTAACGCAGTTATTGTAGGAATAACTTGATATATTAACACATTTAAATTCACAGGTGTTGCGGGACAGTTTGCAGGTGCGGGAGAACTGTATGTCACTGAAACTCCGTTAGTAATTAACCCAGGAGATGCGGTTGACCAATTGACACTGATGGAGTTGGTTCCTTGACCCGCAGTAATAACACCTGGTGACGTGACAGTCCATGTATATGTTCCCGAACCTACTGAAGGTACTGTGTAAGTAGATAATGCAGTTGACTGATAACATACCGTATCAGGGTTAACTGTTGTTAGTTGTGAAAATGAAATCCCCGAAATCATCATCATCATTAAAAATAAAACCCTTTTCATTTTTCTTTTTTTTAATTATGGTTTATAGGACCCAATACTATTGGGGTTGCATTTATTGTTCCGTTAAACACCGTAAGTGGTGTAACAACATCACAAGAATTATTATTATAACTACCCCATAATCCATCAGGACCTGCGGTAACTTGTAAAAGTAAACTTTGTGGGGTACATACATTTGCAACAACTAATGTGACACAAAAAGTCCAAGTACATGAACCTGAGTCCCCAAAGTCATTACCTGGGTTGCCGTCTATCGACAAATCAAAAAAATATCCAGGACCTACCGTTACAATAGGTGTTGTTGTTGATGTAACTGATGTTTTCCACACCCATTGTCCACCTGTAGAATTTCCACCACAATTAGCGGGTGCCGTTTGAGGTGATACCGATGCCCATCCCGCACCTAAAGTTAAATCAAATCCCTCAATCCAATTAGTACCCGCTTGAGTATAACCAACCATGGTATAACACATGGTAACTGTTTGTCCAGGTTGGTAAGTTCCTCCTACGGGAGGTGGAGTTAATGTAAATGACTGAGTACCCGTACATTGTGAATGGGTTAATGTCATCAAAGAAATAAAAAATAATGTAATTACATATTTTATCATATCAATAAATACGAATTTATTTATTGAAAAGTTGTTAATGTGTAATACGTAATGAGCAAAGTATTGAATTATTTTAACATAATAAAAAAAGGGGAAGAAAATAACACTACGTTATATCTTCCCCTTTGTTTGACCTAGGAATCTAAACCTACCGAGTTGTTAGTGAGACAACTACAGACGCCTATAACGTTGGGCGGTGACTAGTATTTCACGACTATCTTGTTTATTTTGTTTTCCGTTTTAAGACCTAAACACTGTGGTTATCATAGTTCCCACATCTAAAAAGAGGTCCCTTTCCAATTTTTTTCTCAAACTCCTTCTGTCTTTGGTTGACACCTCAAGGTAGTACTCATTTTTTATTAATTTTTAAGGATTAAAATTGGTCGTTATCTACTACTGAACAATCACCAAAAACCTTTACGAAAATTTTGAAGGTTAGTTTATACTCATAACTTCACGGACTATCGTTAATTACCGACCTATCATGTTTGGAGTCACTTAGTAGCGGGAGAAGGATTCGAACCTTCGACCTCAAGGTTATGAGCCTTGCGAGCTTCCTCTGCTCTATCCCACAATATTGGCTAAGGTTGAGATTACACCTGTTATTTGAGAACCTTTTGAGTCATTATTGTTTCTACTCGTATCCACTTCCTTTTGAGAAGTATTTCTCAGTGACGGTTATTTAGGTGAACCACTCCTTGAGGTCTAATCTACTCTCCTATTACTCAACTCTCTTTGAGGATGCCTCCCCAACTAGTCCTTGCGGGATTAGAGGTCTTTGGTAAAAATACACTCAGCCTTGGGAG